GGTGTAACTGTCGTCGCAGATGCGCACACCTGCGACATGAGTTACACGCCAATTTTAGGGGGAGGGGGGTGTGTTTTTATTTTTGCACGTTGAAGGTACCATATGAGTCCTAAAACCCGCACCAAGTTTTCCCCAACTCGTGTCGCGAATGGACTTGTCACCGTGTAACTCGTATGCTACCTTTAAGAGATGATAAAAACAACACGCCATTTTTTAGAGTTAGAAGAAGCTATCAATAAATTTATAACAAAAAACAATAGAGAACCTACAGCAATAGACTTTAATGAAGACGACACACTACCATCTATACGAACCCTACAGCGCAAGTACGGAGGTATTAAAAAAATAAGAGAAACTTTAGGACTTAAATACATAGACCACAGAATGGGAACCCCACGGAGCATTACTGCCGCAGCAGCTGCTAATAGATCAACAGCCTACGAAAAAGAAATGTTTGAAAAATTAAGCGCTAAGTACCACGACAATACTGGTGTTAAAAAGACAGTAGAGAAGGAGGTCGAGTACCAGCAATACGGGGAAACATTCTGCAATAAGGTGGATATTAGGTCCGACGTTGCTATTATTGACCGTGAAAATAACCACATCATATTTTTTGACTTTTTCTTCCCAACTAGTCGCAGCTCTTTTGGCGGGTGCGTAAGAACTAAAAAAAAGAAACTACGAGACAACCCGGTAACAATCACAAACTATACCTATGAGATAATTTTTGTTTGTGTGAACAATGAGTTTACAACTGGTGACGTAAAGGAAATGAAGATAAACCGCGACGGCTTCACCCTACTATCCCACGACGAATTTACCGAGCGCTTTCTAGAAACCCCACCTAAAAAAATCACACCAAATTTTTTCACAAAAGTGGACAACTCCCTGCAAGACTAAACTCCTCTGCTATAATACCCACATGTTCAACATCCCCCAAGACGTCATAGACCAAGCTATCGTCATCGCAGAGAAGACCACCAAGGAAGGGACCGACGAGGAGATACTCGCGTTCTTTGCTTTTGATAAGGCGGAGCCACTGGAGATGATTGCTTTTAAATTCAAGTACTGGGCCTACAAAGTTTTTCCACGCTACTTCCAATCCGACCCCGCTGACTTCCACGACGATTTTATATTGAACATGCTGCGGGCGTATTACGGTCAGAGCAACTATCTTAACTTAGGATTTCGCGGTGTGCCAAAACCACCTACACTAAGTTATTCGTCACCTACGTTATATTAAACGACATCGACCACACGCGTAAGTACATCAAAGTGCTGGCAAGAAACTTCGGTAATGCTAAGCAAATGGTGACGGATATTTTTAACTTAATTATCGAAACCAAACAACTCTACGGCAACGTGCTGTACAAGGAGAAGGATCAGAAACGAGAGGAGACGATGGCCGCGTTTACCACGGTGGACCAAGTGAAGCTTCTTGCTGGTACTATCGGTATGACGCAGCGTGGGCACCTACAGGACGCTTTCCGGCCGGACTTCTTAGTGATGGACGACGTGGAGGACAGCGAGTCGATTCAGTCGTTAGTTGCTACTGAGTCCACCATCCGTAACATCGACGAGGCTATCCAGGGTCTCTCTGCTAATGGCTCCTACATGTGTAACGGTAACTACATTAGTGATGAGGGAGTGATTCAGTGGTTTTTAAATAAGCCGCAGATTGTGGTTGATAAGATTGCGATTGTAGATGAGAACGGCGAACCAACTTGGCCTGCCCGCTACGACAAAGAAAAGATACAGAGTATTAAAGACGACTGTAACGATTGGTATGGTGACTACATGGTGGACCCAACGCGTGCCGACACTGCCTTCTTCGATCGTATTTTAGTTGATGCTGATATTAGTAAGACCACCCAACCACACACTGAGTCAGCCGGCGTTCGTTACTGGGGGACATACCAACCACATCACATCTACGGCATTGGGGCTGACACTAGTGAGGGGGCTGGACGCGACGCTAACACTATGACGTTGTATGACTTTGGGACACATAAGAATGACATTGCTACTGTGGTGGCGACTTACTTTAATAATCGTATTCCACCGGACTTGTTTGGTAGCGAGCTGATGCGGGTNGGGCGNGAGTTTGGTAATTGTATTATTGCTCCAGAGAATAACAACACCGGTCACGCCACTATTGCTGCCATGCGCGGCTATCACAACATCTACTCTGAGCGGCGTGAAGGAAGGCGTGAACTGACTGTCAGCACTATCTTAGGGTGGCGCACAACTCGCAAGAGTAAGCCCCTGATGTTTTTTGAGTTTCGCAAGAAGTACAACGACGGACTGATTCGTATTTTTGATAAGAGCTTGCTGAAAGAGATGCGCTCCTTTACGACGATGGACCTCACGGGGCAGCAGACTAGTATGGTGACGCGCCACTTCGACCTCCTGATGTCTGCTGTTATTGGTTATCAGATGTATAAATACGCTACTAACAATCATTTTGATGATTTTATTGAAGATGATAAGCCGCTATACTCTGACATCGGTCTATAGACGTGTTATAATTTACGCATATCAGCCACAATGTCACAATAACGGGGAGTTATTATGATACGCAAAGAAACAAGAGACCTAATTCGCACCCAAATCAAGAATGAAATGGAGTTTGCCCGCCGTTACAAGCAGGGGAAGGTCGCGAATTGGGGAAAAAATGAGCAACTTTATTACGGTAAGAAGGAAAAGACTGACGATGCGCGCGCGAACGTAGCTCTTGGCCGGATGCAGGAGTATGTCCACACTTTGCTATCAAAGGTAGACAACCCACTGACATTTACTTTTGTAAAACGTAAGGACTCCCAACTCAAGCGGGTAGCTAGGCTTAACTCTTTGAAGGATGTCGATAGTAAGCGTAACTACTGGGACATGAAGGACATTGTGGGTAAGAAGCAGGCTATTATTTACGGCCGAGCGATTTACTTTTACTCCGCTTCCTCAGACAATGGCTACCAATCCAACCTAGAGAACTGCGACGTCTACGACTTCCTGGTTGACCCCGCTGCTGGTGGTATTGATATTGACCGAGCTAAGTACCTTGGCCGCTACGGTGTCACTAAGAGCCGCTACGAACTAGAGGGTAATAAGAATTATATTCAGACGGAGGTAGCGGAGTTGCTGGCCGGTAGTGGTAACAACACCGACATCAACCAAGAGGAGACCAACAAACGTAATCGCTCTAGCCTACAGAAGACCAGTGGCTCTGCGTACAAGGAGATGACCGACCCTGACAAGTTTGTTTTCTGGGAATGGTACACCACCTACAAAGGTAAAAAGTATCGCGCTCTCGTTACTGACAGTGGTCTTTGTGCTATTCAGATTGAACCACTCACCAAGTCTCTCGAGTCAAACATCTGGCCGGTGTGGACCTACGCGGCCTTCCCTGACTTGACCGAGTTCTGGACACCATCTTACTGCGATTACGCGCGGGAGATATTTATGGCGCAGGAGGTGTCTATCAATCAGATGCTAGATAATGCCGAACAAATTAACAAGCCGATGAAGTACGTTGACGTCGGAGCAATTCAGAATCTAGCGGAATTAAAATATCGCAAGAACGGCTACGTCAAACTCACACCAGGCACCAACGGTAACAACGCAGTGGTAGCTCAAGTAACGCCATCTATCACCACCCCGATGGAAGTCTTTAAACTACTTGACCAGATTAACGACCGCGCCTCTGGGGTCACGGCTGACGCTGCTGGTATGGCTGATACTGATGGCAAGGCGACTATCTACGAAGGGAACCAGGCTAACGCGGCTGATCGTTTTGGACTCTTTAACAAGACCTACGCTTTCGGCTACCAACGCTTTGGACATCTTTACGATTGTGGCGTGCAGGAGCATTTGCTAAAAGCTGAGGCGGTGGAAATGATTGGACCAGATGGCGTTGAGTTAGAGAATGTATCTCGTCGCAATATCTACAAGAAGGGGGAGAAGTTCGGCATGATTGTCGAGTCATCTAATGCGGAGTTAGCACTATCAGAACAGAAGCGTCGGACTCAAGTGGCGTTCCTTTCTGCTCTCTTCAACAACCCATCAATCAACCAGAAGTCACTCATCTCAATCATGGCGTCTAAGGCACTAGTAGCACCGGAGGAACTACGACAACTTTTGGATGTGGACAACTACGGCACAGCGGAGGTTATGAGTGAAGCAGCACGCGACATGGAGGA